AGGCGGTTGTTGAACTCACAAACAAAGTCTAAGTCCGGAAGCTTTCTCTCAATCTTTACCCCTCGTTCCTCTGTAATGCTCCGAAGTGCAGCGCCGTTCTCGTCTACCGCCGTGATTACAATAAAGTTATCCCCTATTTCCTTAATGGCCTTAGCCCCATTTAATACATTCGCGTACTGAGTAAAGCCGGACAGAGTAACAACATCGTCCTTCTTAAAGGCTTTCCCTAAGTTGGTTCCTTGAATCTTTACAAAGCTGGAGCCTTCAGAGACAGGAGCGATGGAGATATTGCCGCTTTGCGTGTAAGAGGCTTCCATATCCGATAATTCCCCTGTCGCCGTGTTATAGACTTGCTTATCCGGGAAAATGCAGATATATGCCCCCATGCCTACAAGGATTCTATCCAGTTTATTCCTGTTTAGCTTCAGCGTTCTTTTGCTTGCATTTACATTGAACTTCATGATGGCTGTAGCTGTAATTATGTAGTTATCATTCTTCCAAAAAAACTGGGAAGGCTCGCTCAAATCAGAATTGGGGTTATTTCGTTCGCATAGTGTCAAGGACGGATAAAGCCTTGAAGATATGTTTTTCATATCTAAAAACTCATTATCCGCCCCTACGCTTGACTGATTTAACCCGCCGAAAACGCCTATCATCTGCTTGCTTTTTCCTATCGGTTGCATTGGTTTGAATCTCATTAAATCAACCCCCTTGCTTTTCTCTGCCCATGGACTAAGTAGCGATTAAGATAGGACAGCCACGCTTCTTTCTCTGCGTTGTATGCCTGTACTGCATTGGTGTAGCTTTCTATCTCGTCCTCTGCATAGTCTATTTTCGCCTTTATGTAGTTGGTATAAATTCCCATGAATCGGCTATCCAGAAGGACAACGGCATCTTCATCCCCCTGTGTGTAGGACTTTAGGGAAGGAAGTAACATCATAGGCTCGCTTTCCTTCATTTTCCCTAGTGGCTCTACAATTCGATAGGGACTGGTGCCCATAATGGTAAGCCTTCCCTCCGGTTCTGCCTTTGCCTCTCCCTCTGCATTGGTATAGCCTTCCAGCGTGTCCGTCTCCCCATGGAGGAACGCCCGCCCATGGATAGGCTTAATCTCTACTTCCTTGCCGCACTTAAATCCAAGGTACAAGTCGAATACCTCCGCTTCTACCTCGTTTAGATACTGTATCTTCAATTCCCTATCCACATTGTTCGGGCGAATAGAATCCACCATGGCCAGGATTTCCCCTACTGTCATTTTCATTTCACTACCTCCTTTTTCTTTGTATTATCTCGAAAAAGGCGGGATTTTTCCCAAGCAAAAAGGAGGGCGGACCCTCCTTACTTTTCCGATTGGACTCTGAATCCTATGGGGATTTGAAGTCTATAACGTTCGGAATTGGTATATTCCATTTTTTCAGCCAATCCATACTTTATGATAGACATATAGTTTCCTTTTGTATTTGCAGTAATATATCCATTTTCATCAACACACAGTCTGGGGTGTTGAATAAAAAGCGGATACTGTCGTTGATGGACATACGCAACCTCTTCCTCATTAAGGCAATCAGTTCCTACAAGTTCCTCTTCCGTGGGAACCCATATTTTTGCATACTCACTTTCACGTGCCGAATTCTTTCCTATGTATTTAGGAGAAACATGACCAATAATGTTAGCAGGGAATATTTCTAAGATAGTAGGCATTATACGTTCTTGTAAGATATGATTCATATTACAGAACGTCCCCTGCGCATTGATAGTTTTATACTTTTCTATTTCTTCATCAGGGATATACAAATACAATTCTGTATTTAAGCAAACAAAATCAACATGTTTAAAATCTGTTCTAATTGCATTGCCATCATCAATATAAAACTGGCAGTCTATACCGGCAACAAAGAACTTCATTCGACCAATCTCTATGTAGTCTCCAATGTTGATTCCTCCGTACCAGTCATATTTTAAGAACTCATTCTCAATCCTTCCTAAAGCACTACCTGGATCATATGGGTATCCAAAGTATTCAGCTAAATTTTTATATTTTTCAATATTTTTTGACTTTAATGCTCTTATGCTATTTAAAATGTTCTCT